ATGACCGAGCACGCATTACGACTAGAAGCCCTCAGGCTAGCTATTGGCCTGGCTACCACGGCCGCATCTGCCGGCGTTCACGTCGGGAACCCGATTGATACCGCCGAAGAGTTCTATCAGTTTCTCGTGAAATCCGATGGAAAGACGGAGTTATCGGCATGACCGACGCCACAGCCGCCGCATCCGATGACTTCGTTGAGATCACGGTAGATGCCCCCGAACCCGTCGAAACGCTTGAAGTCACGCCCGACGAGCCGAAGCCCGGTGAAAACCTGCAAGACTTGGACAAGTCTGATGACGAGCCAGCGAAAGAAGGCGAGGAAGCAAAAGATGACCCCTTGCGCGATGACAAGGGGCGATATAAGAGGACTTACCAAGGCCGCGTGGACACCCTGACACGGAATGTTCATGAGGCTCGGCGGGAAGCCGCCTATTGGCAAGGGATCGCCACCCAATCAGGCGCGAAACCCGGCGACAGCGCCGCCCCCACAGCAAAGCCAACCGCAGATCAGTTCGAGGACTACGGCGATTACGTCGAAGCTCTCACCGACTGGAAGGTGGCTGACCGCGAGCGCACCAACGTGCAGTCCCAGACGGAGAAAGCGGCAGGCGCCGTGGAATCGTCCCGGAACGACCTGTGGGGCGCCAAGGTCAGCGAGGCCAAGACCACGATCGCCGATTTCGATGCGGTCATGGAGAAAGCCGACACCCCCACCAAGCCCCATGTGGCTGATGCCATCATGGACGCGGATCGCGGGCCTGAGCTTCTGTACCACCTCGCGCGAAACCCCGAGATCGTCGGCAAGCTCAACGAGATGAGCCCTTACCGAGCAGCGATCGAGCTGGGCCGAATTGAAGCAACGCTCGAAGCGCCGGCCGAAAAGCCCAAGCCTCGGGAAACAACGACCAGCAAGGCACCCGCACCGATCACCCCCGTGCAGCCCGGCTCGTCCGCAGCCAAAGACCCGTCCAAGATGAGTATGGACGAGTACACGGCATACCGGAAGGCCAACGGCGTAAGGTAAGGCATTAGGAGGCGGGTCCACCATCCAAGGAACCGCCTCCCATGTCCAACGTCCTCGTCACTTCCTCGATCGTAGCCCGCGAGACGCTGGCTGTCTTGGAGAACATGCTTTCGTTCTCCACGATGGTGAACCGCGATTTCGAGGACGAATTCACCGGCAACATGTCGCGCGGCTATGCGCCCGGCCAGACTATCAACATCAAGCGCCCGCCGCGCTATACGTATCGCGCCGGCCGCGTGGCTGTCCCGCAGGCGACCGTGGAAACCACGATCCCGCTGACGCTCTCGCAGGGTGGTGTCGATATCAACTTTACCTCGCTTGAGCGCACGCTGACGTTGCAGAAGCTCAACGACAAGATCACGGCTGCCGTTGCGCCGGTGGTGAACGAGATCGACCGTCAGGGCTTGGAACTCGCCCGCCTGACCACGTTCAACACGATCGGCACGCCTGGCACGCTCCCGACCACGCAGGCGCTCGCACTCGCTGCCATGACCGGCATCGGTCAGCGTCTCGACGAGATGGGCGCACCGCGCGATCGTCGCCGTGGACTGGTGATGAACCCGGCGCTCAATGGTTCGATGGTGCAGGGCCTCGCCGGCCTGTTCAACGGCGCCGACAGCATCACCAAGCAGTATGGCTCGGGCGTGATGGTGGACAGCCTTGGCCTGATGGTCGGCATGGACCAGAACGTCGGCGTGCAGACGAACGGCACGCAGCCGGTGGCAAGCGGCACGGTCAACGGCGCAGGCCAGACCGGTTCGACCATCCTCGTCAACGCGGGCACGATCACCGGCACGATCACGCGCGGTTCCAAGGTCACGTTCGCGGGCGTGTTCGCGGTCAACCCGCAGTCGCGTGGCACCACCGGCTCGCTGGCGCAGTTCACCGTTACGGCTGACGTGCCGGCGGGCGCGACCTCGATCCCGATCTCGCCTGCCATCGTTCCGGCGGGTGCGTTCCAGAACGTGACCAACTCGCCTGCCAACGCGGCTACCATTACGATCTTCGGCGTTGCCGGCGGTTCGTATTCCGGGTCGGTCGGCTTCCACAAGGACGCCTTTACGCTGGCGATGGTGCCGATGGCCGCTCCTGCGAGCGGCGCCGGTGCCAAGGTCACGCAGATGAGCCATCGCGGCTTTACCGTCAAAGTAACTGAAGGCTACGACATTATTAATGATAACTCTATTTGGCGCCTAGATGTCCTCTTCGGCTGGGCTGCCACGTACCCCGAATTGTCGGTTTTGTATGCAACGTGATTAAATAGTATTCCCGACGTACTCACGCCGTCTGTGTTCTAAGTAGACGGCGTGAGCTTCTTCTGGTGTACTATAATTGCCGATGTGAATTCTTTGACCATTCTTGTAAATACGAGCGGAGAAGCCACCGTGGTTGCTAGTTACACCAAGAAAGCCGAGAGCGTTCCCTTTGTTGGGGCGCTGTCTGTTTTGCTTGTTCACGTAGCTCGGCACATCACGCAGATTCGCAATCGCATTGTTGGCTTTGTTGCCGTCAATGTGGTCGATATCGTAGACTGGGAAAGCGCCAGTGTGCAGCAGCCAAGCAAGGCGGTGCGCCCTGTAATTTTTCTTGTCGATGCCAACGCGCATGTAGCCCGCATTGACGGTGCTTGTGCTGGTCGGTTTGCCAGTGGCTTTCCAGCGCAGTATGCCCGTCTCAGCGCAATAGCTGAGAAGTTCGGCCGCGCGTTCGTAAGTAAGATCGGTCATAGTGCCTCCATCAAGGGCCATCATGGGGAAGGCTGGCCGAGCGATGATGAGTCGCTTTTTCGCCCGCTAAAGCTAGGCCAGTCCGTCCGTCCTACCCTCGCATAAGGAATCAATCAAGATGCCCGTTTCCCTCCTCCGCACCTACGGCGCCTACCCGATGGGTTCCGTCGTTTCGCTTCCAGCATCCACCGAGGCGGCACTCGTCGCGCAGAACCTCGCGAATTACACCGTCGCGCTTCCGACTGCCGGCAACATGACAAGTCAGGAACATTCCGGCCGCGTCACGATCGGCACCGGCACACTATCAGTGGTCGTGAGCAACCCGAACGTCAATGCGTCCACGAAGGTGCTGGCCGAGGTCAATCAGGCCACCGCTGACGGCACCCTCACGGCGATTGCGCGTGTCGTTCCGGCGAATGGTTCGTTCACCATCTACGGCAATGCCAACGCAACCGCGCCGGTGGGCGTGGATTGGGCGCTGCCGTCGTCTGGCATGACGCCGAACCAGTGATCTCGGCGAGATAGGAGACTGATATGCTCGAATATCCCAAGTGGCTACCTGTCGATGGCCCCGGCCATCCGCAGCATCCCGGCCACGTCCTCGTCGAGAACGAAGACCAGGAAGCCGAAGCGCTGGCCAGCGGCAAGGGCCCAGCCGCGCTCAATCCGCCGCCTGACGCCGGCCAAAAGTCGCTCGACGAGATGAACCGTGATGAGCTGATCGCCGTTCTCGTCGCCGAGGGCATCCCCGACGACATGAGCGACGATGAGATCCGCAACGCGATCCGTCATGGTCGCGAGTCCAAGGCCGAGAAAGCCCGCCAGCAGCAGGAGGACGCCGAGCATGACCGTGAAGCACGCGAAGCTGGCGGCGACCACGGCGACGGGCTGCAGACCACGACCGCACCGAAGGCCTCGGCCAAAGCACCCACGGACAGCGCCGGTGACGCGATATCGCCCGATCCGGCCGACGAAGCGAACAAGGGCGGCGATACCGACACCCGCACTGCTCCTGCCGCCAAGTCGGCAAGCGAGACGGACGGGCGCCCCGACGACGCGAAAGCGAAGATCGCCGCCGACAAGCCTGCTGGCAACGTGACGGAAGTCGCGGAGACGCCGAAGGACAAGAAGACCGCCGCGAAGTCGTGACGGCATGATGGGGCGGCTGGAAACGGTCGTCCCGTTCTCCAAGGGGTACGGTATGAAGGTTCGGGGTTTCATTCTTGCGCTGGTCGCCGTGTCCTCGCCCGCCTATGCGCAAAATGCGCCCCCGTACAATTTCCCTGGGCCGGGCGCGCCACAGGTGGTGCCGATGAATTGCACCGAAACGGCATTGGTGCAATGCTCGCCCTCTTCCAGCCTCGCACCGTCAGTGATGACAGAGCGCGAAGAGGCCCGCATCCTTGCGGGGTTTGGCTATACGGTCAGCAGCTCAATCGTTTCGGTTTCGTCCGGTAACTATTTGAACGCCTCACTTGCGAACCCGTCGAACAGCGGCGTGACACTGGTGATGACGAGCCGCGTGCTGAACTGCAATATTGCCAGCGGGGCCACGCCGAGTGAATATGGGCGGTTCGCTACAGGCTCGACTTTCCCGGCGTCGCCAACGCCGACAATCGTTGCGGTCGGGAACAGGCGGGCGGGGGGTGCAGCCAGCACGGCGGTTTTCCAGTTTCAGATGGCAACAACGCCCCTCGCTGGAACGCAGTCGTCCGGCGGGTTCGTGCCTACTGGCGGCAATCGCCTCGACATTAAAGAAATCGTGTTGATACCACCGGGACAGACGCTGCTTTACTCAATGGGCGGCTCCGGCGGGGGTTTGGCGGCAACAGCCCGGTGTGCTATCACGTTCCTGTTCTACACCGTCCCCGTTTAGGATTGACCGATGCCAAGCCCCATCGCGGCCATCGACCTGATTACGACCGCGATGCGCAAGAAGGGCATTCTGGCGGAAGGTGAAACACCGTCATCCTCGCAGGCAAACGACGGCTTGCAGGCGCTGAACGATGTGCTGGAAACGTGGAGCATCCAGTCTTATGCGGTCTATGCATCGCTGCCGCAGACGTTCCAGCTTACGGCGGGGAAGTCGCTCTACAGCGTCGGGCCCGGCGGCGATTGGGACACGGATCGTCCGACCTCGTTGGGCGGCGCTTACACGACCGTGAACGGCTACGACTTCCCGATGACCGAGTGGAGCTATGCCGAGTACGCGCAGCAAGGCCTAAAGAGCGTCGGCAACACGATCGCTCAACGGTTCGTATTTCTCAATGCGGGGCCGCTGGCGCAGGTGTACATCTATCCCACACCGCAAGCCGCCGTGCCGATCACGATAGATTCACCGCGCCTTCTGACGCAGGTTCCGAACCTCGCCTACACGCTGAACTTGCCGCCGGCCTATGCCCGCGCGCTGCAATATGCGGTGGCCGAGGAAATCGGCGTGGAATACGGCTCGCCGATCGACCTGTCAGCGGCCGCGCGCTCGATGCTGGCACTGCTCAAGCGGGCGAACCGGCAATCTCCGATCATGGGGCTGGACCCTGCGCTTGGTGGCGGTGGGTACAGCGTTCGCGGCAACTTCTTCACGGGATAACGATATGACGGTCATCTTCACGCGCTCTTATTCGGCCTACAACGCGGGCGACACGGCAACGTTTACCGCTGACACCGAGACGGCCCTGGTAACGCAGGGCATCGCAAAGGTGCAGGGGGCGAGTGCGCCAGCTAACGCGCCGTTTGAAGCGGTCGAAAGTCCGGTCGTAACGGCGTATGCGAAAGCCGAGGTAGCCACTGCTAGTGCCGCCCTCGGCGTCGGCGTCACCTATGCCACACCAGCCAACACGCAGCGGATCCGCTCGGCGATGGCGCGCACGGATCGCAATGCCATCGTGGCATGCATCGGGCCATCCACCACGGCCGGGCAGTCCACCGGACAGGGCGCGGCGCAAGGCGTCAGCGGGTGGGTGTATCAGCTTGCAGCGAAGTTGCAGGCACAGGGCATCCAGGCCGGCGCTGAGAACTTCTTCGGAGATCACGCGTGCTTCGGCCTCGCGCAGAACATCACCAATCTAAAGGCTGGTGACGCCCGTATCACCAGCACGGCTACGGCTGCGGTATCCGGTATCAAAACTGTCGGCGGCAATGCGCTGCAACTTACGGCCATAGGCGACACACTCACGTTCACGCCCGCGACGCCTATCCGCAAGTGGCGCATCTGGTCTTACAATGATCGCGTTGGCCGTAATTTCACCGCATCTTCGGGAACATCTGGTGCTGTCGCAATTAACAGCGCGGCCACGGCGGGCCCGCTTTCAACTATCATTGATAGCGGATCGAGCGGCCTGAACGCGCTGACGCTGACGCAGGCGACCGGCGCTACCTCCGGGAGCCTCCCGCTTGGCGTAGATGGCTACGACGACACAAACAATCGCCGGCAGATCACTTTCCTCAACCTCGGCATCTCCGGCGCACAATCGCCACGCTTCGTTGATAATACTGATCTCATCGGCGGCAACAATGTCATGCTGGCAGCACTCGCGCCTGATCTCGTCGTCATTGATGACATGTGTATCAACGATTGGCGGCAGGGCACCGGGATTGCTGGTTATCAGGCATCGTTGCAGACCCTCATCACCAACTCGCGCGCTAACGGCGCTGATGTGGTGATGACGACCCCGTTGTGGGACAGCACGACGACCGGAGACACCGCTATCCAAGATCAATACGTCGCGGCTGGCGTAGTTGTCGCGCAGGCTGCTGGCGTGCCCATCATTGACGTGCGCGCCGCTTGGGTTTCGTTCGCTGCCGCTAACGGCCTCGGATGGGTGAGCGATACCGTTCATCCGACACCGCTCGGATACTCGGTCAAGGCGAACGCAATCGCTGAGTTCATCCGCAAGGTTCGGTCGATCTGATGCCCGCCATCGGCACCAACGCGCACCCGCTCTGGCAGATGACGGAATGGTCAGCAGATGATGCTACTATGTTCGCCGTCTGCCGGGCGAATGGCATGAAGGTGCTGCGCATTGACGTACCGTTGTGGGCTTACGAGAACACATGGTTCTCAAAGCGATTGATGCGCATCGTTGACCTGTCGGTTGCGTCTGGTGTCGAACTGATGCTGGTGATGGACCCGACCTCTAACGGTGTCCTGGTGCCGCTCGACACGATCACCAAGGCCACGGCGGCGGTATGCACGATCGTCGGCGACGAGGTTGTGCGCTTCGAAGGCGGCAACGAGATCAACCTTCTCGTCAAGGGCGCGGACGGACAGCCTTTGTTCGGCAAAGGCCAGACAGCGGCGGAGTTCGACACGCCGCTGATGCACGATTGGGCCGACGCGTTGAAGGTGATGCAGCAGGCGATGGCAAAAGCCAACCCTCCGCCCACTTACCCCTATCGGTTCATCGTCACAACCACCTCAACGATGTTCGGGTTTCTGGATTTCATGATCGCACAGGGCGTCAAGATAGACCGCATCGGCTACCACATCTACGAACACCTCGGCGTGGACCTGAAGAAATACTGGAACGGTGCGCTGCCCGCCTTCAACCTGTTCGACAAACTGCGGTCCTACGGGAAGGCGATCGTGGTTGGCGAGTTGAACGCGGCCGAGATTTACGACCGCGACGATCCGGCCCAGGCGGCCAAGAGCCTCGCTGCGCTGCTCGGGCAGTTCAAGGCGCATCCGCAGGACCTGGACTGCGTGTGCGTATATATGCTTACCGACATGCCCCAGATCGCGGGCGCGGAAGGGCGGTTCGGCATGATGCGCGATCTCAAGACGCCGAAGGCTGCGATGGCAGCGATGAAAGCGGCAATGTGACTGCCTTCCCCTTCCTCGGAGCAACCGGTGCAGCCCGATCGCCAAGCTTCGACGCCACGCGCTCGATCAACTTGTACCTTG